AAAACCCAAGCAGATCATCACGCAAAGGTTAACTTCCCACCATTTAAGCATGTTAGTGCAAAAGGCCGTGAAATTGCTCGATCACATTGGAAGGGCGATCGAAAAACAGGCACATTTAGTGTTGACCACGGATACTTAACAGACCACTTAGCAAAGATGTTTATAAAATTATGTGATAGATATTCTACCAGAGCAAACTGGCGAGGATATACTTATGTAGACGAAATGCGTTCGCAAGCATTATTACAATTATCACAAATTGCATTACAATTTGATGAGAGTAAAAGCCAAAATCCTTTTGCTTATTATACGGCTGCGGTTACTAATTCATTTACTAGAATATTAAATATTGAAAAACGTAATCAAAACATACGAGATGACATGCTTGAAAAAGCAGGTCATAATCCTAGCTATACTCGACAAATGAAACATACTATCGAAGCAGGTGAAAGATCAGAAGCCGAATATCAAGAAAAACAACAACTAAAAAAACAAATAGAGGAACAATATTAAAATGAGTAATCTTTTTAAAAAGGTTGCTTGTTTCACAGATATTCATTTTGGTTTAAGAAATAATAGTAGACAACATAATACAGATTGTGAAGAGTTTGTATTATGGTTTATTAAAGAAGCCAAAAAAGCAAACTGTGAGACTTGCATATTCCTAGGCGACTGGCATCATCATAGAGCATCTATTAATGTTAGCACTATGAATTATACGATGTCAAACTTAGAATTTTTATCTAAGGCATTTACAAATGTCTTTGTAATAATGGGCAACCATGATTTATTTTATAGAGATAAACGTGAAATTAATAGTGTAGCATTTGGTAGTTTATATGATAATATACATATTGTAAATAATATTTTTACAGAAGGCGATGTAAGCATAATACCTTGGTTAGTTCAAGATGAATGGAAAGAAATGCCTGGTATAAAATCTAGGTATATATTTGGTCATTTTGAACTTGGCGGATTCCAAATGAATCAGTTAATAGCCATGCCTGAAACAGGAGGCTTGCAAAAAGCACATTTTAAAAATCAAGAATATGTGTTCTCTGGTCATTTTCATAGTCGTCAAGAACAAAAAAATGTTATATACATGGGTAACGCATTTCCGCATAATTATTCGGATACATGGCAAGATGATCGAGGTATGATGATACTAGAATGGGGAAAGAAACCAAAATACATAGCATGGCCGAATGCTCCTTCCTTTAAAACAATTAATCTTAGTACTCTTGTTGATGATCCTGAAAAATACTTAAAACCAAAAACATACATAAGAGTTACACTTGATATTGATATATCATATGAAGAAGCAACCCATATAAAACAAGTTTTTACAGAAAAATACGATTTACGAGAAATTGTATTGATGCCACAAAGAGAGGATGAATATGCTGACAATTGGTCAGCCGACGAAGGCGCTGTTTTTGAATCAGTAGATCAAATTGTACTAAACGAATTAACTGCAATTAAATCTACCCATATAAGTAACCAAAAACTTATTGACATTTACACCCAATTGACTGTATAATAATTCTATGTTGACAATTAAAGAAATTACGCTAAAAAACTTCATGAGTGTTGGCAACGTAACTCAGGGAGTTAGGTTAAGCGATTCCGGATTAACATTAGTTCTTGGAAACAATTTAGATTTAGGTGGTGACGGATCACGCAATGGAACAGGTAAAACTACCATTGCGAATGCGTTATCATATGGATTATTTGGACAAGCACTAACAAATATTCGGCGTGATAATTTAATAAACAAAACAAACGGCAAGCATATGCTTGTCATGATTGAATTCATACATAATAATATAACCTATAGAATAGAACGTGGACGAAAACCTAGTGTATGTAGATTTTTTGTTAATAATGCAGAACAAATAGATGAAACAGATGAAGGGCAAGGAGAAAGTCGATTAACTCAAGAGCAAATTGGTAAAATTCTTTGTATGTCGCATAATATGTTTAAGCATATTATGGCACTCAATACATACACAGAACCGTTCCTTGCTATGAAACAAAATGATCAACGTAACTTAATTGAAGAGTTATTAGGAATTACTTTATTATCTGAAAAGGCGGCACTACTAAAAGAATTAGTACGTGAAACAAAAGATAAACATAAAGAAGAAGAATACAGAATAGGCGGTGTACAACAAGCAAATGAACAAATTAAAAGTTCAATAAAAGACTTGCAACGGCGCAGTGATATATGGGATAAAAAACATACAGAAGATATAGAAGAATTAAAGACTAAACTGTTAGAACTTGCTGAAATAAACATTAATAATGAATTACAAGCACACAAAGACTTAGAGGCATATAGCACTAAACAAAGAAAAACGTTACAACTAGACGTGGATTTAACACAACTAGACACCAAAATAGCCAAATTAAATCAGGATCTAACAAGCATAAAAGATGAAGCATGTCATGTTTGTGGTAAATCATTAGATGATGATTTGCACAAAACATTACTAAAAGACAAAACAAACAAACTAAAAGGATATGAAAAAGATCATAAAGTTGTAGCATCTGAAAAAAAAGAATTAGGCGAATTAGGCAAACAACCTGTTGCTCATTACGATAGCATAAGCAAAGCATATGATCATAAAACAACATTAGATACATTATCTAACCAACTTGAACATAAATTAACAGAAACAAATCAATATATAGATCAGATTGAAACACTAAAAAATAAAGGGTTACAGGAAATTAATTGGGATAATATTAATGAACTAGACAACTTAAGAGAACACCAAGAATTCTTACTTAAACTACTAACAAATAAGGACTCTTTCATAAGAAAGAAGATTATAGAGCAAAATCTTAGTTTTTTGAACACAAGACTTAAATATTACTTACAAAAACTAGGTCTTCCACATTATGTTAAATTTCTTAGCGATATGAGTGTAGAAATTACAGAACATGGTAGAGATTTAGATTTTGATAACTTGTCAAGAGGAGAGCGAAACAGACTTATCTTAGGATTAAGTTTCTCGTTTAGAGATATGTTTGAATCTATGAATACTCCGATAAATTTATTGTTTATTGATGAACTTATAGATTCAGGTATGGATATAAGCGGAGTAGAATCTGCGTTAGCTGAGCTAAAAAGAATTACAAGAGATAGAAGTAAGAATATATTTTTAATATCACACAAAGACGAACTTGTGGGAAGGGTAAATGATATACTTAACGTAGTCAAGGAAAATGGATTTACCACGTTTAGTTGTGATAAGGAGGTTTTAGAGCATGCCTAATGCTCAAGCAAAATTTTTTATAGCGGCTCCATTTGGAAATTACTTAAAATTCGAAAATGCTATAAGTGTTAAAGGTAGCTATACAATGTTGCATAGACCAGGCTTGGTTAAGCAACTTATCAAAACACTTAGGTATGATTTTAATAAAAAAGGTTGGAAAAACGAATTAGGACTTCGTAATCCGGGTATAAGACGAGGTCTAAATAAATACAAACATAATGACAGAGAAGTTATTAGCATTGCCGCAATACTACCAATTGATTGGGAAGACTTTGCACGAATAATACCTGACTATATAAACTTAGAACTCAATCTAAGTTGTCCAAACACAGATAAAGTAGAAATTAATTATAAAACACTTACTAAGTTTTACAATGCGTTTTGGGATAATAAAAGACAATGGTGTATAGCCAAAATATCGCCTCTATCTACAGAGGACGAAATCAAAAGGTTATTAGACATTGGGTTCGGTCAGATCCACTGCTCCAACACCCTGCCTATTACTGGCGGAGGATTGAGCGGAAGGGAATTGATAAACTACACAGCGAAACACATCGATTTCCTGAAGACAAATTATCCCTCAGTGAAGATTATCGCAGGAGGCGGAATTAACCATATTGATATTGTTAATTTTTATAAAGGCAGAGGCGCGGATTATTTCAGTTTAGGAACTGTTTGTTTTACACCTTGGAAATTACGCAAAATACTCAATGCCTAGTAAAAGCAAAATTAAAGGTAGTTCATTTGAACGAGATGTTGCAAAAGAATTATCCGAACTGTACGACGAGAGTTTTGTAAGAACTCCGTCGTCGGGTGCTTATGTTGGCGGCTCTAATGTCGTACGAAAAGATTTTTTATCCGAGGGACAAATACAGTCTTTCAGAGGAGACATAATACCACCCGACGAGTGGAAATATTTTAACGTAGAATGTAAATCATATGCAGATTTTCCATTTCACCAATTATTAAGTCTTGGTGATGTTAGATTATTAGACGAATGGACAGAACAGTTACTAGATGTGGCTGAAGAAAATGACTTAAACTTACTAATACTGAAATTTAATCGTAAAGGCAAATACATAGGCTTTCAAGAACAATTATTAAACACTTCATTTACTACTATACGGCACGTTATATACAAAGATTGGGTAATCACAGGCTACGAAGACTTTTGGGAATTAAATCAGGCTCCAGTAAAACACCACTCAATTAATGGCATACAGCCACTATTGTCGTAAGACCGGTTGAGAACGGGTACGCCCGTTCAGATCTCCGTTGGCAAAACAGAAAATAACGAGCAGGCTCTCCTGACAACTTTGGAACCTGCATGGCTTGTAAGGTAGATCTAATTGCTTTACATAGGCCTGCGTTGGTAAGCAGAACATAAAAGGGTACAGCCTAACCGCCCTTACCTATATTTTGAAAACGAAACTTTCGTTTTCAAACGGTTGTTCTATTAGAATGTGCTATGTCCGAAGGAAATAGTTAACTTAGCCTTAAACAGGCTAAGTGTGACTAGACACTCAGGAAATAATTAAAATTTAGTTAAATACAGTATGTAAAGTATATAAGGTATTATTGATCTGAAGAAACTTGTTTCTGAAAGATCCGATGAGCGTTAGCTCATCGTAAATAGCGTAGAAATGAAAACAAAACAAATTATTACTGAGTTTGACACTCCTCAGATTTATTGCGACATGGATGGCGTTCTAGCTGATTTTCATAAGTACACAATGTCTTTAGTTGGCGACAACTTTAACAATAAAGACTGGCCTGACATGCCTCAAGACATATTTCTTAGATTACCTCCAATGCCTGATGCTCATACTTTATGGAATTTTATAAAACCTTATAAACCAATTATTTTAACAGCTAAACCTAAAGACGAATTTAGAATACCTACTGCTGGTGCTGATAAAATGAAATGGATGCAACAACTATTTGGACATCCTCAGGACAGGGTTAATGTAGTTTTTAGAAATGAAAAACAACTTTTTGCAATAGACGGACAAGATAAACGCCCAAATCTTTTAATAGATGATCATAGAAAAAATATATCAGAATTTAACTCAGCGGGTGGTATTGGAGTTTTACATACTTCAGCAAATAGTACAATTAGACAACTTAAACAAATAGGTTATAGTTGATC